GGCCACCATCTAAGGCTGAGCCATACCTGTTTAATCCAAGTGGATCTTCAGAGTGTGCCGCGGCTAGGGTAGGAGTAGTCCTACCATAAGATGGAGGCCATGAGTTAGCATCGAAGGTGCAACCTTGTAGACGTGGCCGCCACTGGGATTTTCCAAATACCCCAATGGATTGGCTCGCTATCTACTTGGACACCTTCGAACCACCTTTTCTACGTCGCGGCCGGTACCCGGACTTAGGGAGTACTTCATGATTCTGTACAACATGGACAAGGCTCTCGAGTGAGAGCGAGTCCGAAATTGACAGATCACGGAGCATCCCTATGCCCAGGCACATGGACGTAACGTAGTTAAGGATGGTTGCCTTGCTCATGGCCGCGGTCTTACTTGTCCTAGTCGATAAGGCGGCAAATGGATCGAGGAACAAGCGAACGTCAAGATGCAACCATTGCATTATGTCGTCACTTTCCCTCACCAGATGTGCCTTGTCGAACTCCAACTGCAGCTGCGATACATTACGCATCAAAGCTGCCATCGGAGGCAAGGACAGTAGTAGCGATTGGGCATCCAACCCTTCAGGCACCAGGTCCGCAAATCTCTGAAGTTCCAACTGAAACTTCTGAAATTGGCCGATCTGGCGCTTGATGGCTTCTTCTATGACCCTCGCTTTGCATTCATTCAAAAGGATCAGGACGCGAGTCCCGGCCCTCAAGAATGAGTTGCAAGAGAGAGCGGACTTCAAAAGTATTGAGGCCAACGTATTGGTCTTATACTTCCTTAGCCCCCGCGAGTCCTCACGGACAGGTAGCAAGAAGAATCTCCAAGCTTTCTCAGCCAAGCGGCCCGATCGGGCCGCTTGACCAAGAGAGCTGAAGAGGTCAGCCAACAAGCCCCGGGAAACCAGTGTTTCAGACCGAGGTAACCAACGTCCCTCGAGCTCTCTGAGCCAGGTGGCCACTCCATAGAAGGAAACATGATTAATCACCGACGTCGGTACGACGTCAGCTTTATCATCAACTTTCTTGAAGCGGACCGCCTCGAACAGAGAGCCCATGGGAGCGCCGGTTACTTCCGTTCCATCGTGTATCCATCGTTTCGCAAACTCGTAAGTGTCGTCCGACACGTGCGATTTCGATACTGAGATTTCAACACCTAGCTCAGCCATAATAGCTCGATAGTGCTCGGCGACGGCGTCGTCACCAATGACGATATCATCACCGAGTAAAACGTAGTTGCTAAAAGAAACGGGCTTCCCCGCTCTAACAGCTGCTACACGAACTATCACGTGGTGGCAGATGCTGAAAATTGCCCAGGAGCTATAAGCCCCCATGGGTTGGCCGCAAGCATACCGAACGGTTTGCTTAACGTGCTTAACCCAGGAGACCTCATAGTCCCGGTCAATGATCAGTCTGCGCCACGCGTCCGCATACTCCTGGGAGACTAACACCGCTAAGACCGCCACCTGTAGCCATACAGGGAAGCGATCAGTCGCGGCTGTTAGATCCAGGGAGTGATACGGACCTGAGCGAGCCAGTTTGTTACGGAAGGATCCCTGATTAAAGGTGCAATCCGGCCTTAGGCTCTTCAGATGACCCATTGCTGAGTCATGAAGAGGCTTGAGGACGGACTGCGACCAATAATCCAAGATCGCTACGATCCTCACCTTAGCTTCCTTGTCCTTGACTAGCGAAAGTCTAGCCGACCTCCCCTTTGGGGTCAGCTTAAACTTCGCCAACCAAGCAAGGGGGCTGAAGAGACGGGTACGGGCAATCGCATCGAGGACTCCCTTACCACCCAAGACAGCGATGTCTGACATCTGCTGCTCGGTTAGTAAGTGAGCATCCTCGACCGATCCTACCATAGCCTGGGCATTCGGACCAGCTTTGGTGCTCGTGTGGCACGCGTCCCATTCAGGACGCGCTAGCTTCCAACCGAGCGCAACCACCGTGCGGACCACCTCACCAACTAATGTTGGGATAATGGGTGGACCCGGACGAGTGATTGTACTCAGGTCGGGAGCTTTCCAGCCTGGCAAGACCCGGGATATACCCAAAAGGGTAAGCCCGAACCTAACCAGGGTGGAGTCACGTGAGGTAAACAGCGGACCCAGCGGGCAGCCGATCGGCAACCCAAATGAGTCAAGCTGAACACCAAAGCCGGGGGATTCAGCTAAAGGCCGCCGACATAGGAACCGTGTGTACGATAGGCGGATCGCCTTGATCCATCCTATTGTCTCCACAGTTCCACGCGTCGTGGCCCTTTTCTGAACCCGCCGAACCCACAATTGGATTAAATTAATATGAGACCCAACCGGTAGATAGAACCTACAGACCCACCGTACGGTGATCTGAAAGAGACTAAATACTAGTTTAAGTTTCATATTGGTTTAAGGTGTTCTAACCTAGGGTTAGTCCAAACGGATTGACCCCTAGCGTTAGCTATATCTTTGTATTTTACGGTGGATCCTCCGAGGAACGGAAACGCCGAGCCCCCAAAGCGGGACTAGGACCAACTCACCCACATCCTTACAAATGTGGTGTGAGGCCTCTGTCGGAAAGACTGAGTTCACTCACCCTCGTGTGAG